GTTCTCTCGAACCCTCGCATGCCTATCACGCGTACCTCATAGGTACAAATGAAAAGCAAACCCTCGAGTGACGGAGAGAGTTAGTGGGACAAGGAAGAACTCGCTATACGAGTAAAGAGGCGTCGAAAGGCGCCGCAATATTCAATACAGGAGTTCCAATTGCCGGAAATGGTGGTATTATACGAATCGTCTCAGAGTACTGTGAAGACGTGACCCGCTTAAAAGCGGAACGCGACTGCCAGTATTTCATGGTCGAAAAGTATAAGCAGGAAGGCGGTCTTCTTAACGGAAACAGTCCCAGTGCGAAGTTTACAAACTTCTATGGTACTGTCTACGATAATTGGAACAACTTTCCCCACCACACTAACTTACCCGGTAGTCCGTCGGACACCACCGCAGCTACTGATGCTGCGAATCGCACAAACCCGAGTCGTCCACATGTGGATATACCCGCGAATGTGCTCCAACTCCCTGAAATTATACAGCTCATATACACCACGGGAAACAAGTTTTTCCGTGTTGGTGCGGCTGTTAATCTCGCTTGGCAGTTTGGTGTGCTGCCTATTGTAAGCGACTTGGATAAGATCAGATCCTTCGCCGATCAACTCGATCGGCGTATGAAGATTCTTGATCGACTCCAAGGGGAGAACGGCTACCGTAAAACCACGAAGCATGGTGGTTTTGCCGTGGACGGGTGGTACAATAAAGTCATCCAATCACAGGGTGTCTTTATAAGTAAACCCTTCCATTGCATTACACGAGAAATCGTTAAGTGCCATACGCGGTGGATACCGCAAGGTAATTTTCGATCTCTCAACACTCATGCTAAGCGTGTATTAGCTTCGGACGCTTTAAACGGATTTGTCTCGTCTAACGCAATAGGAATCGACCTATATAGCGTTTGGCAAGCCATTCCGTGGACCTGGCTAATAGACTGGGCAACGAATGCGAGTAGCTACTTCTTGGCTACACGTAATATCGTTCCAGCCTCGCTTGACGGTGTTTACGTCATGCGCACGACCCAATCTGTATATACTGAGAGGGGAGGGACTGTTGCTGGTGTTAAACATGCACCTGTAACAATCACCCGAACCAATAAGTATAGAAAGAAAGGGCTGGTTGCTCCGTATGCCCAGTTCCCGCTGCTAAGCGCGAACCAGATGGGCATTCTTGCATCACTAGCCATAACAAAAGGGCGGTGATAATGTTAACCGCCCCAGCTAGTGGGCAAGAACAGGAGTAGAATAATGTTCGCAGATCCTCAATCCGTTACCATCAGTGGTTCAGCGAAGTCGCTTGCGCGAATTCGCACTGATAACTACAGTTCGGAGTATGCTCTCACGAGCGCTACGGACCGTATCAATCTGAACCTCCGGAATTACGCACCGCGCTTCGACAAGAAGCGTGGCGTCTCTATCATTCGACATAACGTCGAGTTGATTCAGACGGTTTTTCCGGTCGCCCCGAGCACTATCTCTTATGTGCGCAAGGCGTATATCACCTTCGAGGCTCAGGAGGGGGACACCCTGACTGATCCTGCGGCGGTGGTTTCGGCGTTGGCGGCGTATCTTACGTCTGCCAACATCACGAAGCTGATGAACTCTGAGTCTTAGCAAGCTCAGAGAACGGCTTTAGATCTGCGGCTTGGATTTCCTTCGACCGAAAGGCCCAGGAATGAATAGCCAAGTGAATGTTCTACTCCATGTCTTACTCGGAGTCCGTGAGGATATCCGAGTGACATACCCTACACTAAAGGGTGTTTGCCTTGATTTTGATAGGCTCGCCCTTTACTGTCAAACACGAGGTCTAGGATTGTTTACCCTAGATCTCCCACATCTCGATACCCTCCTGTTGAGGGGATTAGAGAGTGGACGCCTTCCGCTCGAAGGACCGCTAAGTAAAGCGGTTTCTAAGAGAGTCAGAGTGCCGAGATTATTCTCGGGGCTCTGGTTGCGAGTGTTTGATAGGGATGGTTGTTTAAAGCCAGAGGTAGATGTCACTTCTCTGTTCTTCTTACGCCAGCTTTTTAGGCAGGGTAAGAACATAGAGGTAGATTGCTCTTACAGCCGCACTCAAGCGGCAGTAAAGGACTATCATGACATCGAGCGACAACTCCGAGAGCCATCCAGCGGATGGCACCTCGATGTTGCCCACTTCGGAGAAAGTTCAGTCAGTCATCACCTTAGTGATTGCTGTATCTCAACTTATCCCTGTGGTGAAGACGGCACTTTCAATCTTCTCAAAGAAGAAGAAAAAGAAGAGCAAGTCCTCTCCCTCAGAGAATCCCGAAGTCTCCTAAACCAGGTCCAGAGTGTTGCGGACCTCGTTATGGGTGCGTTCGCTCCTTATGATCCTATTGCTCTATCTGAGCTATGGGAAAGTGAGGGGCTTGGCACAGGCTTTAAACACGGGAAAGGCGCTGTTTCTGAACGACTGCCGAACTGGGAGAAATCCGAGTTCGAATGTTGGCCAGATAAGCTAGAGAACGTGTTCCCTTTTGCTCTTGTGGGTAAAACCGCAGGAGCGCCTGGGGACAGGCCTTCACGTCATGAAAGGCCAGGTCGCCTACTAACAGTCCCGAAGACAGCTAAGTCTCCGAGATTGATAGCAAGTGAGCCGGTAGCACACATGTACTGCCAGCAACACCTTTGGGCATTTATACGACTTGAGGTTGAGAGACTCTTTTCGGGGAGTTTTCTCGACTTCAAGAAGCAAAGTGCTTCTGGTGACCTTGTTCTTAAAGCTTCCTTGGATCGGGAACTTGTTACTGTCGATTTGAGCAGTGCAAGTGACCGATTATCGTGTTGGACCGTGGAGCGTATAATGAGGACGAATGTGTCCCTCTTAAAAGCTCTGCACGCCGCACGAACGAGGTATCTCAGAGATGACGTTTCTGAGATTCCGACCTTCTTAAGACTTAAGAAGTTCGCCTCGCAAGGTTCAGCAACCAACTTCCCTGTACAATCGCTCTGCTATTTGATTATGGCTCTCGGTGCTTGCATCGAGGGACCAGTCACTTGGCAGGCGATTAGGAAGTTGCGCCATTCCATACGTGTATACGGAGATGATATTATAATCCCGTATACAGGGTATGACCGACTTGTCCGAATCATGGGTCTCTTGCAGTTGAAAGTCAATATGGCCAAAAGCTATAAAGACGGACACTTCAGAGAGTCATGCGGAGTCGATGGCTACATGGGTCATGACGTGACCCCAGTAAGTCCAAAGACCTTAGTCGGTGACAGTCCGGCTTCACGCCAGGCTGTAGTAGACACAATCAATAATCTCTTTAATAAAGGATTATGGCATGCCTCATACAGCCTCGAAACCACAATTCCTCCACATCAAAGACGTGGATATAGGATTGTGGCATCACGTGATGCTGGATTCGGTGGTCTCACCTCTGCTTCTGGAAGCGATGAATC